ATACGGCAAGATCATTGTCAGCAACCTAGACCAAGCAACAGCCACTGGTCAAGTAAATGCAGTACAGGTTAATCTTTCTGTAACGCTTGCAAGTGTATCTGCTGTTGGTTCTGTAGAAAGTCTGACTGCTGGTGGCTTTGAAGTAGACATCACTGAAAAAATTCCCACTGGTGTTTTTGCTACAGGTCAAGTTTCTGCGGTACAAGTTAATCCAACGGAAAAGGTAACTGGTGTTGCTGGTTCTGGTCAGACAGGTGATCCTGTTGTAACAGCCTCCAGTAATATAGTTTCTGCCAGTGTCTTTTCTACAGGCTCTGTTGAAGCTGTACAAGAAAATGTCAGCGAAAAACTTGGGTCTGTAACTGCTACAGTAAATGTCAACGCAGTACAAGTAAACGTCACTGAGATACTTGCTTTTGTTGCATCTACTGGCAGTATTGGTACGCTGACATTTAGTAACACTGTTACCCCCACAGGTGTTCAGGCACAGGGTGTTATTAACAGTGTTGAGCCTAAGCCTGCTGAAGCTCTTGGCAGTGTCAGTGCAACAGGTTTTGTTGGCAACCTAAAACTTAATACGACGGCAGGTATTACCTCTGTTGGCATGACAGGTTCTGTAACAGCAACGACTCAGACTGCCGTAGTGTTTAACTTTGAGGCTGTCAAAGAGACATACAGTAGACAGAGAACCATCTACCTTTCGAGGGCTGCATAATGGCTACAACCAGTGCAGAAAGAACTGTCAGAATTGCTGATGAGAATAGGGTGGTTCTAGTGGTTGACTTCTCTCAGAATCGCAGGGTCTACATCCCTAAAGAAAACAGGACAGTTATTGTCGTTGATCGCAAGACAACATCTGCAGATCGCACAGTAAACGCAGTATAGGACACTTAGATGAGCTACCGCTGGCCGAATAAAGATCCTGATGAAACACTTGACTACAGCATTGACTGGTCAAGATTCTTGGGTACTGGTGTAACTGTCACATCTGCTCAGTGGTACGTTGATGACGCTTCTGGTGTTAAGACTGCCATCAATGCAGGACAGACTGTCAACAGCATTCAGAATGTGTCTCAGACCAATAACTCTACTGTTACTACTATCAACATTGGTAGTGGGACAAACAACGTAGAATACAAGTTCTACTGCAGAATTACAGACAGTTCTGGCAGTCAGGCAGAGAGAGTTGTCAAACTTCGGATCAAGGAGAGATAAATGGCGTATGATTTCCTTGGCCTTGTAAATGATATCAACAAGAGACTTAACGAAGTTGAGTTGACCTCTGCTAACTTTGCTACTGTTACTGGTTTTTACAGTGCAGCAAAAGACTCTGTGAATGCCTCACTGCGTTATATCAACCGGTCTGCATTTGAGTGGCCGTTCAATCATGTTGAACAGGAAGACGTTCTGACTGCAGGTGAGATTCGCTACGGCTATCCTGCTGACACAAAGACAGTTGACTTTGACTCTTTCAGAATTAAACGGTCTTCTACATTTGGTAATGAAACTCAGAAGCTGAAGATCATTTCCTACGAAGAATATTTGGGAAGATATGTAGACGATGAGTACAACACTAGTAACACTGGCATTCGTACTATTCCTCGCCTAGTCTTTCGTACTCCAAATCAAGGCTATGGTGTATATCCTGCACCTGACAATGCCTATGAGTTAGTCTACGAATACTACAGACTTCCTGTTGACCTGATTGGTGCTACAGACGTTCCTAGCATTCCTGAGCAGTTCCGTTATGTTATCATCGACGGTGCAATGTATCATGCCTATTTGTTCCGTGGTAATACTCAGGATGCTAGTATTCAGTTTCAAAGATTTGAAGAGGGTATCAAAGACATGAGAACCCTTTATATCAACAGGTACGACTACGTGAGAGATACCCGTATCTTGGGTGGTGGTTATATCTCTAATCCTAGAGTTGCTTAATGCCTACACAGTGGCAGACATTTCCTGTTGAGATGCGGGGTGGGTTGATTACCAATGTCAGCCCCCTTCAGCAAGGTATAAACTTTCCGGGTTCTGCACGATCCTTGACAAACTTTGAGCCTTCTATTGAGGGTGGCTATCGTCGCATTGAAGGCTACAACAAGTTTGATGAAGATCCTGTTCCGCTGTATGGTGAGCCTGTTGTTCAGGGTAGTGGTCAAACAGGTACGTCTCTTGTTCTTGCCAATATCTTCGCTACTCCTGTAAATGGTGACACTCTTACGATTACTGGTGTAACAGGTACATACACAGTATCTGCAGTAACCTTTGATTCTAACGCAAAGACTGCAACACTTACTCTGTCTACGTCCTTGGATAGTTCTCCTGCAGACAAAGCAGCAGTCACTTTTACGAACAACACAGTAGACTTGATTGAAGGTATTATCTACTTCAAGCAGAAGGCTGTTGCGTATCGTAACGCAGACTTGTGGGAGTCGTCTGGTACTGGCTGGACTAGGATCAACACACCTGACTATGGCACTGTTCTTGTTGATGGTGGTAGTCAGACTGGTACAACTCTCAATGTTGATGGCCTGACAGCTACACCTCAGATTGGTGACACATTTACTGTCGCTGGCATTGAGAAGGTTTATACGATCACCAATACAGTTACTGTGACTAATGGTGATGCAGCACTGACAATCAGCCCAGCACTGGCTACATCACCTGCAGACAATGCTGCTGTGACATTCTTAAGTACAGACCGCAGTGCTGGTGGCAAGCATCGCTTTGTGCGATACAACTTTACTGGCACTTCTCGCATCATGGGTGTTGACGGTACGAATGCACCCTTCAAGTATGATGGTACAACTTTTACAGTTTTGGATGCAGCACCCTCAGATGTTGTTGGGGCTGATCACGTAAAAGAATTTAAGAGCCACTTGTTCTTTGCTAAGGGCAATCAGCTTACCTTTACTGCACCCTATACAGACTCCGACTTTAGTGCTGCTAATGGTGCTGGTGTAATCACTATCCCTCACACGATCACTGGTTTGATTGTTTTCCGTGAGCAGTTGATTATCTTCAGCACCAGCAAGATTCACAGACTGGTTGGAAATACGATATCTGACTTTACTCTTCAACCGATTTCACTTGACATTGGTTGCGTAAGAGAGGATACTATACAGGAAGTTGGTGGTGACATTGCATTCCTTGGGCCTGACGGTGTTAGGCTTCTGAGTGCAACTGATCGCATCGGTGACTTTGGTTTGGCTGTGGCATCAAGACCTATTCAGTCTGAAGCTAACAGACTTGTCAGTGCCAACACCAGCTTCGCATCCTGTGTTATTAGATCCAAGAACCAGTATCGTATGTTTGGTTACTCTGCCAGTGCAACAGAGGATTCTGCTGCAGGCATTCTATCCACACAGTTTGCAGACCAGACTGCTCAGGGTATGGCATGGGCAGAGACTCGTGGCATACTGGTGTATGTTGCAGACAGTGTATACTCCAATGAGGCTCAGGGTGAGGTCATCATCTTTGCCAATAGGGATGGTTACGTATACAGAATGGAATCAGGCAATAGCTTTGATGGTGACATGATCAGAGCATTCTATTCAACTCCATTTTTTGCAGTATCTGATCCAAGGCTTAGAAAGACTTTCTATAAGCTGACAACCTATCTGGACCCTGAAGGGTCTATTACAGGTACAGTGACACCCAAGCTAGACTTTGATGAACCTAACCTTGCTCAACCCCAACCTATCGCACTAACAAACACAACAGGGGTTGCATCGTTCTACGGGGTTAGCACATACGGTACAGGGATATTCGGGGGCAAACTAAGATATGCTTTCACAAGCCAACTCGTAGGCTCTGGTTTTACATTTAGTCTTCAGTATGTCTTTGAAAGCACTGATCCTCCATTTTCACTAGACGCAATCACCATTGAATTTGCGACAAACGACAGACAGTAAGGAACTCTAATATGCAGACAAAAATTTGTACTGTCTGTAAAGAGATAAAAGCTACAGAGTTCTTTCATAGGTGTTCTAGATCTAAGAGCGGCTTTCAACATAAGTGTAAAGAGTGTGCAAAAAGTGCAAGCAAAGCACGATATCAAAATAAAAAAGAGCACATCTTACTAAAAAACGCTATGTGGAGAGAGGACAAT